GTGGTCGGATTGCCGGACGACAGCTGCGTTGGGCGGTAGATGTAGCCCAGCTCCACGCTGTAATTCTGGTTCGGCGTGGGCGCAATGTAGAACGTGTTCTGGTCCCACACCGAATAATACTTCGGCGTGCCCTGTACCGTGCCGTTGTCCCAGTACTCCTTCATGAAGGAGGTGTCCCGGAAGTCCAAGAACAGCTGGTCACCACTGGCCGGCGTCAGGATCATGTAACGGTGCGTGAGCAGGTCGGACGGGGCGGTCAAGAACTTGTTGCCCTGGGTCATCGTGCCCGTGGCCTCGAGCTTGAACACGTCCAAATCAATCTCGCGAAGAATTTGGTTTTCCGCCAAAGTGATGAACGTGTTGATCACCGGCGCGGTGAAGACGTTGCTGCCCACCTCGGTGTAGTTGCGGATGTTGGTGACAAGTTCGTCGTAGGTCATGAGGTGCTCACTGTCACTGTTCCAACAGAGCCCTGCGCAATGAGCGCTTGACCCTGAAGGTAGGGCTGCATGTTGGTGCCGCCTTGGACGCTGCCGTAGCTTTGGAAGGCGGTAAAGCCTGGAGCACCCACGAAGACCGACACCGGCTCAATGCGATCGGGACGCGGATCGCGCAGCGCGATGGCGTCCCCTCGGTACCGCAGCGGCTCGAGCTGGGGCTCTTTGGGCTCGTAATCGTCCGGGCACACCATGAACCCGCGCCAGTTCTTTTTAAGAACGGTGTAGGGGTAGCGCTGGCCACAGTAGTCGCACAGCGCGTTGGAGAACTTGCCAGACGCGAAGGCCATGTCATACCCCCAGGTCCGGTACGAACTGCACGCTGGCGGTGTCTCGGTCCTCAAGCGCCGCGCGCTGGAAATCCTCTTCGTAGAGCGCCTTCAAAGCGCCCGCACGGTCAGCGGCAAACTTCAGCGACAGGTGGTATGCCAGGCCAGAGGCCAAGCACGGCAGGAAGCGGAAGTTCACGTCCGAGGTGTTGGTGTAGTCACCAGCGTCTTGGATGCGACGGATGCGGTAATACACGAAGGTGTAGTTCTGGTCCGCTGCCGGATAGAAATACACCTTGGGAATGTTGGTGCGCTCAACATAAAACTGCGCAGGACGTGCCTGCGTGGTCTTGTCCGGCACGTTGAGCCAGTCCTCTCGACTGATGCGCTCAATGTAGACGTCGGTGTTGATGCCTTGGCTGTTTTGGCGGATGACCGCCTCGAGCACGTTAACCACCGAAGCATCCAGCGCAATCTCGTTGACACCTGCGGTCAACGCAAAGGTGGCCTGCTCAATCGTCCACAGATTCAACCCACGGTTGGCCCAATCAAGGAACAGCAGGTTGAGCGAGCGGCGCGCCGAGGCGAGTTGGTACCCGCTGGTCGGACGCATGCCGCAGCGCTCAAACGCTTCCTCAACCAAGTCGTCAATCGACAGGTTGAAGGTGGTTGTGCCGGAGGTTGCCATTTAGCAGGCCGCTCCGCCCTTTTTGTAGCCCTTGGCCATCATGCCACCGCCCATTTTGCCAACGGGCTTGCCCATGGCCATGCGCTTGTGCTGGTTGATGCCGCCTTTTTTGGCGGCGCCACCCTTGGCCATCATCACAGGACCGGTCGTTTGACTGGTCTTGGACAGAACTTTGTTTTTTGGACCGCTTTCAACGGCACCGCCGCCACGAGTGGCGCAACCCATACCTTTACCAGCCATGATCAGGCTCCTTTCTTCATTGCACGGCCCTTGACGTCGGCCGTTTTACGTTTCACAGCGCGACCGGTCTTATCGGCCATGTCGCCCTTCTTGAACTTTTCCATCAGGAAAGCCGGCATTTTGCCGTCTTTCTTTGCGGGTTTCTTTGCGGTTGCCATATCAAACTGCCTTTCGCATGTCATCGAGCTTTTGCTCAATTCGGTTGAACCTCTGATCCATGTGAACAACGAGTTTTTCAACCCGATCGTCCACTTCCTTGCGCGTAATGTGATCTCGAGCAACCTCTTCGCGGGTGCGATTTAGCAGGATGCTGATGCGCGAGAGCTCATCGAACTTGCTTTTAAGCAAAAATCCCATAAGCCCCACCACGGCCGTCAAAACCACGTTCCATACCATCATCTCCATCGCTCAGCACCTCCAGCGCTTGCGCGCTTGCCGCAAACGGCTGTCAGGGTCCTTGGCGGCCTCTGGAAACTTCTTCATCTGCCCCTCCGACCGGGCGCAAAACGACGCACGTCGCTTGGCCTCGGCCGCAGAAGGCTTGGCGGTGGTCACCGCCGTCTTGAGCTTGCTGCCAGGATTGGCTTTGCGATACGCCTTGACGCCCTTTTCGGTCATGCCGGCACCTGCCTTGGTCGGGCGGAAATTACCGCTCTTGACCGAAGTTTTGATGCCCATGCCCTTTTTGGTGGCCATTACGCAGCTGCCCCGCCCTCGAACAGCAAGGTCACACTGGTGATCTCCGCAGAGCTCACGCCAATGTGAATGCCGTCCTCAAACAAAATGCCCGCGTCAGGGATGATCAGGTCTTGCGAGCCAGCAGCTGCCGGGGTAGTAAGCGTCAGCTTGGCCGTGCCGCTGGCCCCGCCGCTCTTGAGCGTCAGGGTAGCGGGAGTAGCCGTGCCGGTGAAGTACACCCCCAGCAACCGTGCCCGGCCGTTGACGGCCTGCGCAGTGGTCGTCTTCTGTACCGATTGAATGTTGCTGTTGCTCATGGCGAGCTCCTATCAAACGGTCTTGATGACAACGACCTTAAAGGCACCAGAAGCAGGGTCTATCGCCGCCGCAGTGACGTTTGCTGCGCGGACCTTGACGGCGTTGGCAGCGGAAACAAAGCCGGTAATAACCAGCCCCGATTCAATTGCGGCAGGAGCGCCTACAAAAACAGCGTCGCCCACAGCCGCACCGGTCACGGTAATGGCCGAAGAGTCAGTGGTGGTGTTTGCAGAGATGCTGGCAAAGTTGATAGTGGCGGTTGCAGCCAAAATGGAAGTGACTGTCGTGCCAGTGCCAGCGATAAAGCCGTTGTCAGATTTGACTGGGCCGGAGAAGGTGGACAAAGCCATGATGATTCCTCACATGCGAGTTATGGCACATCAGTCTGCATGTCGTCAGCCGGGACTGTCGGATGTGCCGGGGAAGCCCGGAGTGGGTCCAATATACCTCAAACCCAACAAAAGAAAAAGGGGCCGAAGCCCCTTTTTCTTGCTGCTTAGGCTGCGCCGGGCGAGCCAAACAAGCCGCGTGGATCGCTGAAGCCGAAGCTGTAGCGTTCACGAGCCTTGTAGCGGACGTTGCCGGTGTCGAAGTCGCCTTCAAAACCAGTCTTCAACGACACGCGCTCGAACATCTTCATGCCGTTAGGTGCGTCGGTCTTGATGAAGAACGCATCGGGGTCGGTCAAGAAGTTGTTGACGGTGTAGCCCTGTGGAACCATACCCATGTTGCGGACAGCGTTGATGTCGTTGTCAGCAGTGCCCACACGCAAAGTGGACTTCAGGATACGGTCGGCCGTGAACATCAACTCTTTCGGGATGATGAGCTTCAGGCCCTGAACCGCGATCTTCAAGCCACGTTCGTCGGTGAACGCAGCGATGTCGATCAGAGCTTGTTCCAAGGAGGTCTCGGACAAGTCGGCGGCGGTTGCCAGGGTGTTGGACAGGTTAGGACCAGACAGGGTGGGGTGGTTGGTTGCGCACAGAACAACGCCGTCGCCACCAACGGAGGTGGTGAAAGCGCCGTTGAGCACGGCCGCAGCCTTGATCTGCTTGGTCTGAGCCATCGAGCGGGCCAATGCCTTGGTGTAGCGGGCCGACAGACGGTCGTAGAGGTTGTCCTCAACGGCTTCTTCGGTCAGCGAGAACGCCAAAGCGATGGTCTCGTGGGTGTAGCGCGCTGTGTAGACTTCTTGTGCTTGGTCGTACGAGACGCCAGCGCCTTCAGTCTTCACAGGGGCTTCACCAAAACCCGATTCCATCACCTCTTCTTCAAACGCGCGGTCTGAAGATTCGATGGTGTAAATCTGGGTGTGTTGGTTTTCGTAGTTCTTGTACTCAAGACCGAACAAAGCGTTCAGGCCGGGCTCAAGTTCCTTGACCAGTTGTGCGCGTGAGATTGCCATGATTAAGCTCCTTGACCAGCAACACCGGCACTGCCGTACAAGTGTTCGTTAATTTTCACAACCACCACAGCGTTGGTGCCCAAGGCATTGCCAGGGACATCGTACTTGCCGACGATCTTCAAGTTCAGAGCGGCGGTGTTGGCGACGGTGGACGAATCCAATTCCATGGTGGAAACACCAGTGGTGGTGCTGCCGCCAGTGCCGACGACGTCAGCGTTCTTGCCGATGTCGGCCTGAACGATGTCTTCATCAGCTTGGATCAAGAACAACTGAGCTGGATCGTCGATCACGTCGGCAATGATCTTGCCAGCGGTGATGTTGACCGAACCAGGGTAGTAGTTCTTCCAGGTGGGCTTGCCTGTGGTGGGGTCGATGTATTGGCAACCGTTGAACACGCCGACAGCTGCGGTGTGCGAAGCGGGTGCAAACTTGACCAAGTAGCCATCATAAATGGTGACGAGGTCGCCTTGGAAAATTGCTCCGGACTGGTTGTCCTCAATCTCGTAGCCGTACTGAGCTTGTGCACCAGTGGCCGAGAGATTGCCGAGAGGACGCAGACCAAAGGCTTTGTCGATGTTAGCCATTTGTCATTCCTTAAAAAAGTTGGATCCGTCAGCCCTTGTTAGAGCCACCGAAGGATACGCGGGAGCGACGGGTAGGGCGGTCGATGACCATGCTGTTGTGTGCATTGGCCTTCAACAGCTCATTGTCAGCTGCCTGCAATTGGTCGTTCGCTCGATCTCGGTAATACGCATTGCGCTCTGCAACTGTTTCCTCTGGGATACGTGCTAGGAGAAGACCTCCCACGCTGATCACGCCAGCATGTCGGCCATCTTCTACTGTTGGGACGTGATAGTCGGGGTACTCATCCCCACGAACCAGCTCATACCCCTCACGGAGCTTGCCTGAAATGTTCGTGCGGTCGTCCATACCACCAGCTTCAGCCCGAATCCAACGGTGCTTGTATCCAAAAGGCGCAGGAGGCGCGTCCAGTCGTGAAGGAGGTGCCCAAGGCTTGCGTCGCGCATCTTTCTCACGGGTTTCGACGCCGCGTGAAGTGCGATTGAGGGTAGGTAACTTGACGTCTGACATGGTTTATTCCTTTACGTACTTGGCGTATTCCTCAAGAGGAACGCCCAGCTTTTTGGCAATTGCAACTTGACTTGGTGTCAATTTGACAGTGCGGCGTGCGTTGTTTATACCGGAAGACCGGGATGCAGGAGCCACCGTTTGCACGGTCCTGGCGGCCCTGTTTTGCGTCTGCTGACCTCTACCCAATTTCTGGGGAAAGGTCTGCTTCAAGCGTGTGTCGAGCTCATCATAATACGCTTCGCTGTTGGGGTCAAACCCCTCAACTTGAATCAACTGTCGGTGGATGCCCCACGCGGCATGCGTCATGGCCGTGTCGCGGCCATACCAAGGGTTGCGCTCAGCCCAGTCCTCCACCCGAGGATCAATCTCTTGCTGTACCTGTTGAGGAGGCTGTTGGGCAGCCTGTTGTGCTGCAACCTGCTGCTGGTACGTCCACTGTTGCTGCTGTTGCTCGCGTTGCTGCGTGGCGGCGTTGATCTGACTTTGCTCCATGGTCAGCGTGGTCAAACGCTGTTGGGCCTCGGTCTCGGTGTCAATGTCGCCCTCTTCGCGGGCCTTGCGGATGATCTGTTTGAGCGCCACAACCTGCGTCTGCACGCGGCCGTTGGCCTCGCCCAGGCGCTCGCTGTCCACCGTCATGTACTGCTGCTCGAGCTGCGTGGCCCGGGCCTGCACACTCTTGGCGTACTCCAAGGCGGCTTGCTCGCGGCGCTGGGTCTCGCGCAAGCGAGCGGTCAGCTTGTCGATGCGCTTCTTCACGCCCTCGCTGTACTGGTCCAACTCGCCAGCGTGCTCTTGCGATTGACGGGCAGGCGTTTGTTCCACCACCGGGTCTTGGGGCTGGTCCAGCAACTCAGCGTTGCCGTCCTCCCCAATAGACACAGCAGCAGGACTCTCGTCCTCACCGATCTTGAATTCCAACTGTTCGTTCATTCCATTGCTCCTTTACATGTGCAAAATGTCTTCGGGACTGTTCACCACTCCAAGTACCTCGTCGTCGTTGATGAGACGAATCTCGCCACCGTCGATTGGGATTCGCGCGCCCGCATACCGGCCAAAGATGATCCAGTCGCCCGCCTTACACCACGCGCCGGTGGGGAATTTGGATTCATCTGCATAGGCCAACGTCCCTACCTTGAGCACGTAGCCGCACACGGTGCCGAGCTGCGAGCGGCGCTGAGTCTCCTCGGCCAGCACAATGCCGCCCTTGGATTTCTCTGCACCACGGTAGGGGAGGATGGCAATGCGCCACCCGGTAGGCTGGGGAATGGTGTCGACAACCGCCTGGTCGAGCTTCTCGGGGTCAAACCCCAGCTCGGTGTAAGCGTCCTCCAATGCAGGGGGCTTGTTTGCCGCCTCATTGGCCCACTTACGCTCAAGGGCTGTCATGTCAATATCAGGAACTGCGGTGGCTTCCATGGTCTTCCTTTCAGGTGGTTAAATCGTCGTCGCCCGTGTACTGCTTGAGCAAGTCTTTCACGGAGTCTTCAACCATTCTCAAACCCTCAAGGCGACCCATCATGAAGCGATAACGCTCCATGTCTGTGATGGTGCCTGCCAGGACAATCTGCTTGGATTGATCCTGTAGTTTCCTGATTTCCTTCAGAACTGCTTCTGCAAATTCGAGCATGGTGAATTCCATGAAAAGCAGACGGCACAAGGCCCCGTCTGATAGCGCTCACTCACTTGTCAGTATATCTTAACCGGGCGATTGCCATCTTTTTTCTTCACTACCATGAACGGCCCCTGCACGCCCTTGGGCGTCTTGGGCATGCCGCTCTTGGGTGCGGACTGAACGGGCTTCTTGGTTGCGGGCTTCTTGGTCGGCATATCAGCCTCCTGGTTGGTTGACTTTTTGCTGCTGCAGCTGCAGCTTCTGGCGATTGAGGGTCGTGTTCTCCATCAGCTTTTGCTGGTCCAAGGCCAGGCGTTGTTGGTCAATGCCAATGCGTGCCTGGTCAGCCTGCGCGCGCTGCTGAATCTCGGTTTCCTTCAGCTTGATCAACGGATCGGGGCCCTCTTCGCCTGTGCCGGACAGCTCCTCTTGCAGTGCTTTGACCTCTTGCATGAAGACCGCGATCTTGATGGCAATCATGCCTTCTTTTTGGATCAACGAGACCATGCGGTCTGGATCGGTACCGTAGGCCTTGAACAGATCGGCTTCCACGTCCTCTTCGGCCTTCAAGCGCACGTGATCCAAGATGTGCTTTTGCAATTCCGCCGCTGCCATAGGGTTGGCTTGCAAATTACCCGACAGACCCATCAACAGGTGCGCGGCGATGTGCGCGTCATGCTGCTGACCAGCAAACGCCTTGAGCTTCATGCCGTTCAACACGTCACTGTTCTCCGACGCCGGGTCGCGAGGCGTGTTCGTGTTCTGCGGCAGCAGCACCCCGTCGATGTCACGGATGTTCAGCGCTGCGTACATGCGGTAATACGCCTCGTACATGTTGTGCATGTTCGGGGCACTCTGCGCCAACTGCAGCTGCATCTGCGCGAGCTGAATGCGCTGCGCAGAGCTGAAGATGTTGGGGTCGGCCACCGGCTGCACCGACACCATTGAGTTGAAGTCCGACTTCTTGATCTTGCGGCTCGCACCGGGGACCTCGTACGGGTACTCATCGGGCATGTACTCGCCAAAGCCCTCAAACAAGAGCCTGAACTCCAGGGTCTGGGCGTAGTGCAGGCGCTTGTGGATGCTGGACATAACCATCGAGCCGCGCTCGAGCAGCGCCAAGGTCGTCCCCACCTGCGCGTACTGGTTGCCGTCGCCCACTTGCATGTCGGCGGTGCTGGACAGGCGCTTGCCTGCGTCCACCAAGAAGCCCAAGAGGCCAAACAGCACCTGGCTGGGCTCTTTGTACGGCAGGGGCAGCAGCGAGGCCGCCAACTCAGCGCCACCGGCGTCAATGTCGCGCCATTCGCCGGGCTGGATAGGGTTGGAGTCGTCCGCGATCCGCGCGCCCTTGGCCTTGAAGCCCGCAGGCAGGTTGGCCAGCGTTCCAGCGTCGATCAATTGGCGCAAAGCGCTGGTCGCGGCCTTGCCCAGGCCGCCAATCAGGTGCACAAAGCCCAAGCCGTACGCACCGGGGCCCTCGACGAGCACATAGTGCACGTAATAGTTGCGGCGCAGGTGTTTTTTGTCGTCTTCTTTCCAATTTCGACGGATTCCGACCACCCGTTGGCTGTCTTCGATCATCGTGACCACGTACGGCAGCTTCACACCCGTTGGTTCGCCGTCCTCGCCCACGTCTTCAAAGCCCGGCAGGTCCAAATCGACCAATTGCTCAAGCAAAAACACCTCACCAATGTCCGTGGTGGGCTGAATGCCGGTGATTTTGTCCACCGCGTCCTGAATTTGGTTGCCAGCAGAGGGCGTGGCGTACAACTCAGCGTCCAAATCCAAGTATTCACCCGCCAAAGCACGCTTTTTGTACTCGTTGGAGTCCATGGCAATGCGGTTGGTCAGGCGCGGGCACTGGGACACGACGCTCGAGCCGCTGTAGGGGATGTACACGTCGTCGGCCAAGCACAGTTTGGAGACCATGCGACCGAGTTGGTAGTCGTAATAGACCTTTTTGAAGGTCGAACCACCGTATCCGGTGTAGAAAAGCTGCTGGTCGAACTCCGGCGTGTACTCCTCCATCACCGTGGTGATCTGGTAGTTCATGAAGTCCTGCACACGGCCGGCCTGTTGGAACTTTTCCACCGTCTCTTTGCCCATGATCTGCGTGCGAACAGGGCCGCCGGCAGGCATAAGCTCCTTGAATGCCTGCGCTTGGAACTGGATGATGGCTTCGGTGAGCATGGGGTGCGTTGCACCGGCCGCACCACGGAACGGCTTGGTGCGCTCCTCCATGCGAAAGCCGAGCAGATCAAGGCCCTTGGCGTACATCTCCTCCCAATCGGAGCGCGAGCCCTTGTCCGCCTCAAACATGGCCGAGACTTCCAAGCCCACAAGGGCCAATTCGTCCGGATCAATGACCGCTGCCAAGTTGGCGTAGAAGTCCACCTCCTCGGCGTCCTGCTCGCCCATCTCCACAATGGCACCGCCGTCCTCTTCAATGATGACTTCGATGTCGGAGCCCATGTCCGGGATGCCCGCGCCACCAATCACCACCTCAAGGGAGGGCATTTGGTTCATTGCTTTTTCGATTGCCATGTGTGTTCCTTGTCGTCAGTCTTGCGGAAAGAGGGGGCTGCTGCCACCAAATGCGTCTCGAGCGTATTCATAGCCACCGTAGTAATCGTAATCCGGATTAGCGCCACTTCTAAGGTTTTCAAGTCTCTCCTGCACAAAGCCTGTGTTTTTCACATTATCCGGTAAGGACTCGTAAAGGTTGATTATCTCTCCTTTGGTCATAAGCCCCTCAGGCGTCTGAACCAACCCCACCTTGTCCGCATCATTGACCCTAGCCCACGATTTACCTCTTAAAAAGTCTTGGCCAAATTCTTGATACTTGGGGGCAACAGCGGCGTTTTGTTTGCCTTTGACTTGCAAAACAAATTCCTGTTGATTGTCACGGGAAAACTTTTGGAACTCTGGTGACTCTGTCAGCTTGTTACGAAATAAAATTTCGTTATTGCGAATGCTTGGGTACTCCTGCATCAAACGACTGACCGTACCTTGGAAGTCCTCGTCCCCGTAGGCAATCCAATCGGACAACGATCCCGGCTCAATTTGCACTTCAGCCGTAGCATGCGGCTGTCCTTTTTCATCGCGGAGAGAAAAGATTTTTGCTCGGCCCTCTTTGATGGCGTTCCAGCCCCCGACGCCATACGAATCAAACCCGGATGTTCCTGAGGCAGGTTTCCAATCGGGACTTCCTTTAGGCGGCTCGTAGCCTCGGACCGAGTGCCCCATGCTGTCTGATTCAGCGGAAAAATCTCCGGGTTCTGTCAGCTGTATCCACTTGTATCCACTGTCATACTGCTTGTAGACCGGACGGCTTTGCATGGCATCAACACGAGCCGTTTCCATGCGCTTGGCCATCTCTTGGTTGTAGGCGTGGGCGCGCTTAACGGCATCGGCCATGCTCAGCTTGTTCAAGGCCTCGGGACGCAAACGGCCCGCTGCCATGTCCTCCCCAATGACATCCACCAAGTGTTGAAAGCTGTCCTCCGCTTCGCCTGCCATAAAGGTGGACATGCGGCTGACAGGGGTCTCGGGATCTAGCTTGGAAAGAAACGGATTTTCCCGAGCTATTCGACTATCGGTTCCTGCACTCGTAAGGTACCCCGCTGTGTTCATGCGGAAGGAGGCATCCCCTATGTCCTCGTACATCTGGGCAGCTTCCGACTGCCCCAGCCTGTCCGGTTTGTTTGATTTTTCCCGCCGTGATTGAGCCTTGGCTGCCAGCGTGGGATCAACCTCGTAGGCTTTAATGGTAATGCCGTCTTCCGCCAGTTTACGCACGGGGTCCGAAGGAGTTGCCATGTCCCGGGTGACATACTTTTTAAGAGTACTGTTGACCCATTTGTCCAATGCAGCTTGTTGTTCAAGCGACGCCCTGCTGCGCTGCAGACGAGTAAATTCCTCAGGGGACAAGCCTTCTCCTGTGTCGAGCACTGGGCCAAAGTGGTCACGCAGCGTCTGAAGTCGCTCACCGGGGCGCTCGCCCATCTGATCGGGAGGCGACAGTCGTTTTATCATGCTTTCCATCATGGTTGTAGGAATGAACTGCGGGTTGTCCGAGCGCACCACTCGCGAAGGCTGCGTCCCAAACGACGACAACAGGTCAGCGGCCTTGCCACCGCGCTCCATGGTCCGCGTGACGGGGCCCTCGAGTGCCTTCTCTGCGGCCATGCCCAGGCGCTCGCCCTGCGCCAGTACCGCTGTACGCGGGATCGACGCAATGGCCGCGCCACCCGGTGCGGGGGCCCACTTCATCTTGTCCGCAATCTTGGCAAGCGCCGCTAAGTTCTCCTGCGCCGACTCCGTGCGAGGCCGGTAGGTGTTGCGCTCCATGAACGCCGCCGCCTCCTTGCCCGCGATGTCCGCTGCCTTGCCCTCCAAATACTTCCCGCTGGTCAGTCCCTTGTACAAGCCGTACGGCATGCCGGCCAAGCTGGCCGCTGCGCCCGTGCCCAGCGTCAACGCCGTCTCGCCAGCACCCAAAATCTGGTCCAACACCTTGTCACGACCTGCCGGGGCCGGCACGTCTTCCCGCCCCTCAAACAACGCCGCTTCGGGGTCCGTCATCTCGCCCTCTTCAGGGCTGCCTTTGGCGCGCTCGACTGGTTTTCCAAGGTTAATACGAATCGCACGTCCGCTGCCTGTTGGAATCTTTTGTCCTGCGTAATCACGAATCAATCCGTAGGGGCCAAACGCTCCGTAATCACCCGTTCTCGCTTCTTGCGTAGGCCCGTCAACGGGAGGGTTAAAGTCGTATGTGTCCATAACAACCATGTTGCCCTCTGGGTCACGGGCATAGCGGAAACGACCCAAAGTTGTTTGAACATTTCCCAGTGGATCAGTCATCGAAAGCAAGCCGGGAGTGACAGAGGTTGGAAGGTTTCCTTGCCTGGCCATTTGCTTTGCTGCTTTCGCATAGTCACTGTACTGGACATTGCCTTTATCTCCGCCCTTAAGCGTGATTATTTGGCGCATCATGTCCAATTCTTTTGGAGAAAAACTAGACTCTGTAATGGGCTCTTTTTTGCCCTGTACGGTTTCCAATAAAGTGCGAGCCGATGTTGGAAAAGACTCCGCCGGCAACCGTTGAGCTATGAAATCCAATACGCGGTTTATCCCCGTGACTTCAGGGGCACGGTCCTCCTCACGCTTCTTCGCCTCGCCGCCCTCAGCAAAGCGCTTGGTGGCCAAGGTGTTCTTGTTGAAGGTCTGGCCCGCGAGCGTCGGCTGGCTAAACGTCGCCGCCCTCAGCTGGTACAAACGCGCCAACTCCTGCATCTGCTCCTTGGCCGTGCCCTTGTCCTGGGCCATGGCCACCAACTCACGGGTCGAGGCCAAAGACTCCGGCGACATGTCCATCACCTTGGGCATCGACGAGCCACCGCGCCCACCCGTGGCCATGCGCTTGAGCGCAGGTGCCGCCTTCTTCTTGGACCGTGGCCCTTGGCCCTCCAACTGCGCCAGCAAGGCCTTGGCCGAGCCTACCTCGCCCACGCCCGCTTCGTCGTCCTCGTCCACCTCGCCGCCCTCAGCGTACCCACGGACCTCGGCCCCAGATGTTGATTTCTTTGCAGACGATTTGTTCATGGTGTCCCAGCCCCAAAAAGAGTGCTCCCATTTTAAACGTCAATAGTACTCCGGCACAAGGTCCCCAGCCGGGCCCTCCTCGTTGTCGTCCGTGTGCAAACTGATGAAGTTGCCCCGACGAAACCGGTCCAGCGCCATGATCGTGCTGTCCACCATGTCGTCGTTGTCCCCATGCGGAAACGCCGCGCATTCCTCGACAAGCTCCTCCGCCCACTCCGTGTCCGGAGCCCACACCATACCCGCCTCCAATATCGGCGAGACCGAGTTCGCGCGCGCCACCTTGTCCTGGCCCGCGCGCCGCCCACCCGGCGAATACATCGTCACCGGGATGCTCATCCGACGCAGTTCCTGCTGCAACGGCGTACCCGTGGCCTTCGCCTCAATCAACACATTGTCCGGCTGCCACTCGTCGTACTGCTCCTTGGCAATCCTTTTGAGCTCCGGGAAGTCCCACCGCCCACGCGTGACGTTCAACAAAATAATCGACGCCCCCGAGTCCTCGTTCAAATAAAACACGCCCCACGTCGTGATCACAGAAAAGTCAGCCGTCTCCTTCTTCGAGTACGCCGTGTCCATCGACTGGATGATGTAATTCACCTCCGGCGGATCGTCCCGTGGCCACACCTTCCACCACTCCCGCTTCAATATCGCACCCTCATCATTCGTGGGCTGCTGCTGGTACATCGCGTTCCACTTCTGCACCGACAACGAGGCCTTCACGCCCTCCAACTCCTCAATCTTCCAAAACTCCGGCCACAACGCACGCCCACTGGGCAAAATCGCCGGGAACTCAATCACCTCCCACTGGTCCGCGTTCCTCGAGTTCTGCGCCTTGATCAGGCGCGCCGTCAAGTCCTTCGTCCCCCAACGCGTCATCACAATCACCACCGCCCCGCCAGGCTGCAAACGCGTCCTGGGTCCCGAGCTGTACCACTCCCAACAATTGTCCAACGCCAACTCACTCATCGCATCCTGCTCCGAATGCGGGTCATCAATGATCAAAACATCCGCACCACGCCCCGTCATCGCACCGCCCACACCCACAGCAAAATACTCCCCGCCCATGTTCGTGTCCCACCGACCCGCCGCCTTCGAGTCCTGCTTCAAACTGACATCCGGGAACACCTCCTTGTACGTCTCCATGTCCATCAGGTCACGCACCTTCCTGCCAAAACGCACAGCCAACTCGCTGTTGTGGGTGGCTTCAATGGCCTTGGTGCGCGGATCGCGGCCCATCAGATACGCAGGCAGCAGGTAGCTTGCGAACTCGGACTTCGTGTGCCGAGGGGGCATGTTAATGATTAAGCGCTTCAAGGTGCCGTTGGCTATGCGGTCAAAAGCATTAGCCATCACGTTGTGGTGCTCACCGAGCACGGCTCCGGGCCAGACGTATCGAACGAAATCGATGAACGAGCCACGGGCCTTGTCTTGAGAATCAAGCTGCGCGAGCCGGTATTCAAGGCGCAGTCGGTCGGCGTCGATGTCTTCGGGGATCATGGGAAGTCCGTTTCGTTTGAAATTTGCATAAATTTTGACACAAGTTGACTTTGTTGACAAAGGGGGCCTTTTATTGCTGGGGCCCGAAAAGTGTTTCACGTGAAACTGACCGTGTGAAATAGGGCTAAAGCCCGTGGCCGCCGGACCGGGGCCGTTTTTTTGGGCCCCGGGGTAGTGGGTACTCACTTACGCTGCAGGGCGCGCGAACCCTGGCCGTCGGTGCCTGGTCGGCGGCCCGCGTGCCTGGTCGGGCGGCCACCTGGTCGCGCACCAGGTAGCGCGGCCCATGGCCACCAGGGCGCGCAGCTGGGCGCGCGGACCGTGGCCAGCTGCACCAGGTCGACGCAGCTCGGACCGTGGCCGGCGGCCACCTGGTCGACGGTTCCCAGGTCAACGGCCGGCGGCCAGCTGCACCAGGTCGGCGGCCAGCTGGGTTTGTGATCGGCCACACAAACACCGGCCAGCTGGCCACGCAAACACAAACACCGGCCACCAGGTCGCGGGCCGTTGACCTGGGAAACCCGCCACCAGGTCGGCCGGTCCGAGCCGATCGGACCACGGCCGGCGCCAGCTGCGCGAGCGGATCGGCCCACGGACCACGGCCGGCGCGCCCTGGTACCGCGCGCACCGTAGCGCGGCCGATCGGGCACGGACCACGTGCCTAGTTTGGCCAGGCGGACCGGGCGGGCGATCGGGCCAGGTCGGCACCGAATAGGGCGGCCGGGCGTGATACCTAGTGCCCCCAGGGCGCAGGCCCCGACGCGTCCAGGCGTAAAAAAACCCGCCAGCTGGGCGGGTTTGTGTATTACGAATAGGGCGCAGCTCAGGCGGGCATACCGGCCCCCAGGGCCAGGCCGGCCAGCATAACGTCGGCGGTCGCCAGGGCGTCGGCCCGGTCGGCCGTGAAATACTCGCCGGCCAGCTGGCCGTCGGCGGCCAGGGCGCGCACCTGGTACTCGGACCAGGTAGCCGACCAGGCGACACGAACCCGGCCGACGTCGGGCAGGTGCACCAGCTGCACCAGGCGCAGGCGCGCGCTCATGCTGCCACCCCCACCAGGGCGCCGACCATGCGCTGCACCCGGGCCAGCTCGGCGGCCGGATCGGGCTCGGGCTCGGGCTCGGGCGCGTCCAGGGTCCAGGCGGCCGCGTCATAACCAGGTAGCGGCCGGCCGTCGTCGGGCTCAGCTGGCGACCAGGGCCCGCGCGTTAACTGCATGGCGACCTGGCGAATCTCGCCCAGGTCCAGGCACGCATCGGACTGCTCCCAGGCCGACCAATCGCTGCACTGGTACGCCAGACAATCGCAGGCTTTCACAATGGCGACCGGGGCCAGGTCCAGGCCGGCCGAATAGTCCAGGCCACCAAACGGTGCGACCTCATCCTGGTAGCGGCCGGCGTAGCGCTCGGCGAACGCGGCCCGGTTTGAAGTCGCGAGCTCATGCGCCAGGGCGTCGGGCGACGCGTCGAACGTCACGCCGGCGCGGATAGCCCAGGCGACCAGGGCGGAGACGTGATAATCGGAAACAACAAAGCAGCTCATGATCAAACCCCCTCGGCCAGGTCGGCCAGCTCGGAATAAGTAACGGCAGCGGCCACCAGGTCGGCGACCGGGCGACCGGCGACGGCCACGCCGGCCAGCAGGTCGGCAGCCATGCCAGGGCTCGGACAATCCAGGGCGAAGCGCTCCCAGGTCACGCCGTCGGCGACACGGTGAAACACGGACGACGCACCGGTGACCATGGTCGGCCAGGCTTCGCACAATACGGCCACGCCGTCGGCGACCAGCATCACGTCGCCGTGCTGGATCGCTTCGCATTGTGACCAGTCATAAGCGCTGGCCATGTCCAGGTCGCGCAGGTCGAAAATTTTCGTTGTCATACTTTCTCGCTTTCTTAGGTTATCCCGGCCACCGTGGCCGGGGGTTTTATTTTAGTCTAAAAAATATACTTTGTGCAACACGTCAACAAACACAAACAAAAAAGCCCGGCACGCGGCCGGGCTCGGTGGCCAGGTCGGCCCCTTACAACGTCGCGCGGTTTGCGAGCGCTTCGGAAATAGTGCCGTCGCGCTGCAGCTGGTCGACATAATCCACGAACGCGCACCGGGTATCGGTGCAATAGTCGCGCTGGGTTTTATCCTCGCGGGTCCAATCGCGCGCCGGGTAGCGTTTGCGATCGGCGGCCGGATGCGCTGCCCAAAATGCGGCCCTTATTTGTTTCTGCGTGGTCATAAGATTAAACCCCCACCGCGTCGGCGGCCAGCAAATCAACGGCGCGCGCCTTAAGCGCTGCACCGGCGCCAAACCAGGCCGATTCCATGCGGGTGTTATTCGAGCGGCCGCGCTCATGATCGACCAGCTCGGTCACCGCGTTCAACATGGCCCACCGGGTGCCGGCCACGCCGGGCAAGTCGGCCCCGATCGCCTGGCCGTTGAATAACTGCATGATGCGAACGTAAGCGCGCGATTCATTCACTGGGCGGGCGCTCGTGTGATAAGGGCGCAGCAGCTCGGCCACAAAATCGTCGGCGGCGGCCTGGTCCATAGGCGCGGCGGCCAGCTGGCGCGACTGCACCAGAAAACCCTCGAATGCATTCGCCACAATGCCCAGCTGCAGGCGAACCGATTCAGGATCGAACCGCTCGGAATGCAGCACGCGAACGGCCGACTTTAAATAGCCCATGTTTTGCTCGCCCTCGCCCTTCACCACGCGGCCGCCACTGTAGCCACCGACGGCGGCCGTTATTGTGTTATTGCAAACGACTCGGATCGCCGTAAATTTTGCGACGGTGGCCATGGTTCCATCATAGGATGTCCCGAGCAGTAGATAAGGCTTCACCAGGTCGGCGGCCACCACCGGCGCAGCGTCACCCACGCTGGCCAGGGCCCACACCCGGCGGCCGTCCGACAATGCGCCGGCGGTCTCGAGCTCGAACCCGCCCAGGTCAACCAGCTGGCGAAAAAAGTCCATAACCTGCGACGGTTGAACGACGTTGTAAGAATCAGAAACCACGGCCAAGGGCGCGCCGGTGTCGGACCGGTGCAATACTTTTCGCGCTGGCCAGGTTTGCAGGTCGGTCGCGGCCGGTGTCGAATACTTAACGGGGCTCTCGAGCACGTCATAAGCTAAGCCAGCCTCACGGGTCCAGGTCTCAATGCTTGCGCCAGGTGTTAAGGCCTGGCCCAGGCCGTGCCAAGGGGTTTGCCCTGCGAATGCAATAGCAGCGCGGCCGGTTGTTTCGTCGATCATATGAGCCATTTTAAATTCTCGCTTTCTGAGGTTTGCGCCGGGCAAAATCGCCCGACGCCTGAATTTTAGTCTAATGTTTTTCGGTTTGTCAACAAATCAACAAATTATTTTTATGCTGCCGCGCCCAGGTCGCCGACCACGTGGTGGCGCAGGAAAGACCCCGGGGGCAGCGAGCGGGCGAAGCGCACCAGCTCGGCCGCGTCGTCCAGGTGGCCGCCGGTTTTGGTTTTTTCCCAGGCCAGGCGGACCGGGCCGCCATTACCGTAGCAGCCGCCGGCCTGGTCCGATCCGACCAGGGCCGCACCGCTACCGTGGGCAACAAAAACCACCACGTAATCGCGATCGCCACGTGCGCACAATGGCCGGCCGTTACCGCACTGGGCGCAGCTAAAATTATCGGCCAGCTCGGCCGGGCACTGCACAAAGCGCACACCGTCAACCGTATACGGCCACACCGTACCGGCCGGCGCGGCCACCACGGCCGGGCGGCCCAGGCGAACGGCCACCAGGGCGTCGTCGATTGTGTCGCAGCTGGCATTAATCACGGTCTCGCCAGGTGCCGGCACCGGCAACAGCTCGGGCGCAAAATGGGAATATGTCCAGGCCTGGCCATTACGTGGGACCGCCTGGCGAACGGCCCGCAAATAATCGGCGTCGACCAGGTCGGCCGCGTAGTCGCCCTGGGGGTTTAGGGCGCAGGTTTTCGGGCATGTTCCAAAAACATTATGCCCGCCGGCCCGGTACGTCACCGCGATGGGGCCGGTTTTTTTGTTGGCCGAATTTTTAACGGTTTTAAGCATGGGGCTCTCGCTTTCTTGATTTAACTGTGAGTGTAGCCGTCGGGCTCAATTCCGAGCCACATGCCGGACCACTTGACCATGATGCAACCGTGCGCGGGCACTACGCCACGGCGAAAAGCCAAGTAGGAAAGGCCCTGGTTATCACGGGAAAAAACCCGTTTTAAGGCGACGCGTTGGGGTTTTGTAAGGCACATAACTTTCTCGCTTTCTAGGTTTGCGGCCTGGCGGGTTGCTGGCCTGAGAATTATTTTAGTGCAACAAATCCACTTGTCAACCCCTTGGGCAAAAAAAACCCGGCACAGCGGCCGGGCGGGTTTAGGTGGTTATGCCCCGGGCCATTTGTCGGTAGCGTTCGAACAGTTCAGGCCACGCGGCCAGCATGCGCGCCTGGTTATCGGCATCGGCGCGAAAATAAGCCACGGCCAGGGCCGACGCAAACCCGCCACCCCATTTTTCCATGGCCTGGGCGGCGCGGTGGTTTAAATCGGCCTGCGCCAGCTGTTTATCAAAATCAATATTCATTTGTTTCCCCTGTGAAGTTCAGGCCCGACGGTCGGCCAGGGCCTGGGCGGTCTCGGCCGCGCATGCATACCAGGCGGACCAGCTAACCAGGGCGTTCTCGGCATTCGCGGGTTTTTCGGTTGCAAGCACGTCGGCCGCGTAGCGGTCCAAGGCTTCGATCACGAATGCCTGCATGAGCGGCCCGGCACTGGCGTAGCGCATGAGATCGGCGATGAATTGGGGGTTTGATTTTCTTGCTGCCATGGTTTGCCCCTTAGTATGGTCGAACGGAAAACGTCTGGTCGCCCAGCCAGTCGCGGATCACCTGGCCGACGTCGACGTGACGCGTCAATTTCTCGACGTCAATTCTACCGGCCAGGTCGGCCAGGTCGACGTCAGCGGCGATGTCCGACAGCTGGGATTGTGTCAGCTCGCCCACCACGTCGGCGGCGTCAATTTCAACGGCCAGGGCGGACATGTCAATCTCAGCGGCCAAGGCGGCCAGGTCGACGTTTGCGGCAATACCTGCCATGGCGTTCTCGCCATCCGCGTTCGCCAATTCCTCGCGGACCATATCCGCCACCATGGGGCGCAGCTGCTCGGCGATGTCTTTAACCAGGGCCTGCAGGATGATGTTTATTTCCATGTCTTTCTCTCTTTCTAGGGTTGCGGCCGTCACGGTTTGCGCGGCCTGGGGTCAGTTTAGATCAACTGAAATCAACTTGTCAATCCCCTCCGTTAAATATTTTGTGAAAAAGCCAAAACCCCAAAAGCCGGGCAATAAGCCCGCCCTTGGACTTTTCATCAGGCTTGGCCGGTGGTGGTTGTACTTGGGCGCGCCTGAGCGCGCGGCGATCTGCTGGCCGCATCAAATGCCCACCTGGTCGAGGGCATCGGCTTTGCATCGGTCAACGTCCGCTTCGCTTAGCCCCTGCGCGAATCGCTCCGCCAGTTCGGCAGCTTGCTGCGCCAGGGCATCCGTGGGCGCGCATACGGCCAGGGCCAGCGCTCGGGTCAGGGCTTGTATCTGTGTCATGTCTTTCTCTCTTTCTTAAAAAGCCCGGTTTGGGCGGGTGCCATGCTATCACAACTCTTGCCTACAAATCAACCGTCAACTAAATGTTTTCGCAGCTCAGGCCAAGATATGCCAGTCCAAGGCCACCGGGCCAAAGCAGGGGTGTCGATGCCCAGCCGCGCCACGTCCAAAGCCTGTTCGCCGCAGTACAACAGCAGCTCGGACTTGCTGGCGTGATTGGTCCCGGGCGGGAAATACTGCACCAAGATGTACGTCGGGCAGTTCAGGTCGGCGTGCTTGACGTGAAATGCCACTTGGTGGGGGGAAAGCGCGACCTTTCGACCACGCTTGACCACTTTGAGCTCGACCATGACAAAAAGCCCATGGGGGAATGCCAGCAGGCAGTCCGGGATGCCCAGGTTGACCCGCGACTCAATCCGGGTGAAATGGCAGGCGGGGACGTTCTCTTTCAGCCTTTTGTACAGGGTCGCTTCCGGTTTCAGTGCCATCTTCTTCGTCCTCGGGTGGGGGTGGGTCGGCCAGCTGGTCTTCCGGTTCTTCTGGTTCTTCTTCGATCTGCTTGGGGGTGATGTCCACAATCGGCCCACCCTGGCCACCGTACAGGCGTCTGATCTCGTCCAGCTTGCGCTGCACCTCTTCTTTGCTCATGCTATCGATCGTGCCGTGCCTGATCTCCTTGCGATCGATGTAGATGGTCCCTAGGGCCTGTCCACGGCGATATTCGGCCTGTACGGCAGCCCCATAGGCCCCAGCGGTCAAAGCCTGGTCCCTGATGATCTGCAGGTCCCGCATGTGGCGCTCGAACGTGGTGGCGTACTTCTCGCCCAGTTCGCGTCGGCGCTCTTGGATCGCGGCCACCATGTGGGGGTTCCTGTCCGGATCGGTTAGCTCACGCGCCCGACCACGCGCCCACTGCTCCGAGTAACCGGCGCGAATCGCCGCCTCTTTCAGCGTCACGTGGCCGTCGCCCGCCACGAACTCCTCCACGAACTTCCATTCCTGGGGCGTCAGCAGCTTGGGCTTGTGGGGCTTGACCGGGCGGGTGATCCGCTCTTCAACGACCGCCGGGCGGCCGCCCAGCTTCCTGCCGTCCATAAACTCCGCGTCCTTGCCCCTAAGCCTTGGCATCAAGCAACCCTCCAAAGCCGCCAGCCCTCGCCGTACCGTCGGCAGGTAAACCGCGTGCCGGGATGCCTGCGAGAGTACATGTACGCCGCGCTGCGCAAGTTCTTGATCCACGTCGCGTCCAGCACCAAAAAGCTGTCTCCCACCAGCATGTCTGGGAAGGGATAGCGCTCTCGGTGGTCGACGCCGCCGGGCAGGGGGATGTTTGCTTCTATTTTCATACCTACATTGTGCAACAAATCCACAGCTAACGCAACCACTGGCCTCTCCCCGTTCAAATTCATCGTTTCAGTAGGATTATTTTCAACTTCATTTACTTTCACAAGCCCAAAAGTTGTCGCGCGCGCATTTTAGGTTAATTACACCATTACACTTGTACAAAACACTGTAATCACTCTTAACCCTATGATTTCATTATGTTATTACACTATTACACCTTGTTCACCAATATTTACTGCCTATGAACGTAAATGAAGTTGAGAATAATCCTACTAAAAGCGCAAATTTGACCCGCGTTCCGCGCTCCCTGCCCCTTTTTACTAGGGTAAACCCCAATAAAACCCTTCCCTTGCCCCTTTTTCCCCTTACACCCGTGCGCTACAATGCGCAAAGCCCCAGTGCTCGACACACTGGGGCTTCACTTCCCACCCCTCGTTTTAAAGGAACGACGCGATGAGCAAACCTGATCCTAACACTCTCACGTACATGCGTGAGATGCTCCAGTACTGTGACAGTGGCAATGGCGCGTTGATCTGGCGGCATGGTCGGTTGCGTGGTGAGTTTGCTGGGAGCGAGACCTCGACTGCTGTTCCTGAGCTGCGTGTGCGCTTGGAGGGCACTTCGTACTTGGCGGCCAAGGTCGCGTGGTTCTTGGTCCTTGGCTATTGGCCCATCCACCGTTTGCGCTTCTTAAACGGCGACCGCACGGACATCCGGATAGACAATCTGGAAGAAACAGCGCGTGTGGACGGCCCGGGCCGCTGACAATCTCCCTCCCACCCCACCCCATCTTGTTCAATGCCGGTCTTCTTCGTCCGGTGCGTGGTCTTGGAGGAGTTGTGCGGCGAGGAACGCGGGCAGCAGCTCTCCGAACTCGATGGCTTGAATCTCTCCTGCGCAGATGCCCAGATCCGGTGCGTGGACCACGGGCGCGATGCAAATCACTTGTTTATCGTCGATGGTCAGGCAGATGACTTGGACCATGAGCCGCGATCCGAGGCCCATCCAAAGTGCTTGGAGCGCCTCCAGGCCTTCTGAGCCGCCCACAGCCCCCTTGGGGCCCCGTTTGGACCTGGGTGGAGGGGTGAGGCTCATGGCTTGACGTTGGTCCACTGTGAGGCCGCCTGGGGGTTGTCTTTGAGGTTCAGGTCCAGCGACAGCATTTCCACCTCGAACTTCAGGCGGGTGTTCTCGCCCTTAAGCTCGTAGACCTGTGTGGCCAGGGCGGTGATTTGGTCGAGGTCGACTTCGATGCGTCGGCGCAGGGCTTTGACGTACTCGGCCAGCTCGACGTCTTGGATGGGGGTGGGTGGGCTGTCGGTGGAGGGGATGGCGGGTCTCATGGTTGGGGCTCCTTGGGGTGAGGTTTGAGCAGCGCGGTGGCCAAGTGGTGGCATCGGCTGCAGACAAAGCGGTGGTAGTTGGCGGGTTCGTTGGGGAAGTCGGCGGGGATCCAGTTGTGTTTGCAGGTCATCAGAACCGGTCCTTGAAGAACTGGTCGATGGCCTGGGCGAGTTCTTCCAATCGGAAGTCTCCGCCCTCGCCGGCGGCGTTGCTGATCCAGATCATGCCGGGCTGCACGCCGGGGGTGAGGCGATAGCCGGCGATGTGGACCTTGAAGGCCTCTTGCCCTTGGCGCAGGCCTTCCTTGAGGCCCTCTTTGTGCCCTTCGTCGTAGGCCACCTGGGCTTTACAGGCGTCTTCAATGGTCATGAGGGTGTGCTTTTGGCATTCTTCCCAGACAAAGCGGGCGTTGTTTTCACCGAGGGTGCGTTGTTCGGCGGGGGTCATTTGTTGCCACCAGTCTGAGAAGGTCATATTTCCCCCGTGGCCCAGTACTGGACGGCGTAGACCCACGATGCGCGGACCTTGGCCAGTGTGGCGCGCGCATTGTCCAGTTCATCGCGCAGGGCGTTGATCTCGTCGGCCAGGGTTTGGAGCTGGGGCTCGTAGATGGCTTGTTGGGCGTGGATGATGTCGGCGTGGGTGAGGCGTTGCGCGGTGCGCTTCTTGGGTGGGGTGTTGGTCGTGGTGGTCATAGTTGTCATTTCAGTGGTTCTCCATGTGGTTAATAACTAGGCTTTGCCTTTTGTTGTCTGATCCACTCGGCAATTGTTACAGCCAAATCCCCTTCAAGCGGTAACGACCCAATAACGCAAGCGATCTCTTCTAGGGTCTCATTGCGAACGTCATGTTCAAGCCAGGTCCAGTCCCCAGGCAGGTCCGCCTTAGTGAGATGGGGATACTGCTCAATCGTGTCCAATATTAAGCGGGATTTTTTAGTGGTCATTTCAATGGTTCTCCATGTGGTTAAAAATCTCTTGTTCCAGCTCGGTGCGGTCGTGGGCGGTCATCTTACGCGCCAGCCATGGGGCGGGTCGGGATTTGAGGTCGAGGATTTCCCAATCCCCATAGCCGCCGTCTTCGGGGTAGCTGTCGTCGGCTTCGGCGGTGACGCGGCTCGCGGTCCACGGCACCCAGTGCGTGACGCGGACCAAGCAGGGAATGCCGCACACGCGCAGGTGCAGCTCAGTGGCGTGGCTCGCGGCCCTCATGCCATGATCCAAAAGGCCACCAGCAGGCCGCAACCCATGATGATGGTGATGTAGATCACGTACAGGCAGATGGTTTGCAGTTGGTCCCATTCCACGGGTTTCTCCTGTTGTTCAATTTGTTTGCGCAGTGGCTCCAACGCTTGATCTTCGCGGCGCAGCCAGGTGATGAAGCGGTTGATCATGTGTTCTCCTTGTTGAACTCCCGCAACAGGCACTCGTAGTGTCTTGGCCCCCATGTGTGGCATCCGGGGCCGTGTGTGCCGATGCGCTCTGAGCGGTCCTGTTCCCAGTGCAGGGCTTTGTTCAGGCGCTCGATCTCGGTTGCCGCGTCTTGGCACAGGCCAGTCAGCAGAGCGTTGGCTCTCTCGGGTGTGTCGAAGTTGCCGGGGTAGTGTTCATCCGGGTTGTTGAGTATTTCAGTCAGCGTGGTCATGTGCCGCTCCCATCTGTCTAAAAAGGTCGTTCGTAGTCCGCGCCATGTCCCAGCCCATCTGGAATGCATCGTTCACCTTGAAGCCAACATCGGCTTCGTAATCCTGCACGGTGGGCCATGCGTAGTCGGGGGCTGGCTGCTCTGCCAAAGCCTCACGCAGGACTGTGATGGCGTTGTTTGCTTTGTCAGCCCATTCTGTATCGACAATTTCATCATGCCAATTACCGTCAAATACTTCTATCGCCAGCTTTATTGCTTCGGTTTGTTTGCTCATGACTTCCCCGCAAAATAGCCAAGGGTATAGGCAACAATGCCAACCCACAAAGCTGGGCTTTTTAAACAGCGGCCCGAGAACCACCAATCAATGAACTGGTCGATCTTGCTCATCTCACCACCCCCACAACAACAGCCAGCACACCAGCAGCAATCGCACCGAGGACAATACCAAGGGCCAGTGCCGCCCAATATTTCATCGTCTTGCGCCAAGCGCTTGGCCCCCATGCCGCTGGTGCGTGGTACTTCTGCCCAACCTTGCCCATGCCGAAATACTCGGCCTCAATCTTTTCTCGCTCTGCTTGGCTCATACTCCGTACTCCTTAACTGCGCCTTCAATCGACACTCTCCATGTGATGAAGTTGTGCTCCTTGCCTTTCTCGGCCACCCACTCGCTGAACTCTTTGACCAGCTTGTCCGTGGGTATCGGGTAGAACGACGCCACCTTCAAGGTGAACGCCAAGTCTTGTGTCACTGCGTGTACGCTGCTCATGATTAGCCTCCTGTTGCTTTGTCGATCGCCGCACGCGCTTTGTCAACCCAAGCCCAGTACTCTTCATCAGTCGCGGACATGCTTTGCGGCATAGTTTGAAGCGCGTCCAAAAGATCAGGTGCGGCAGCAATCAGTCGGGCGTTTGCAGCCGCTTGTTCCATCGTTGACCGCTTGTCGCCTTTGACCTTTGCTATCGGCGCGTACCCGCCGGATGACCCCTCGTCCCGAATATCAAACTCATCTGACTTGATCGCGGCGCGCATCCTCCACGGACCCGGTGTGTGTTGTGCGTTCATTTCTTTCTCCGTTCACAGTATTGATTCATTGCTTGCTTGGCCCGTGGCTCACTGCCGTCGAACCACCACTTGGTGCATGTCTCCAAGGCTTGCGGGGACATGAGCGCTCTCTCGCGCCCCTCAACGTAGCCCTGCTCAAAGCCTTTTTGGAAGGACATGCCCATCAGTTCGTAGCCAATCACGATGGACAGCACCACCCAGATTGCGGCGACGTATTTCATGGCGGTGCTCATGTCCGTGCTCCAACATCGTCTTCGCTCCACTCGTGCTCGCAGGAGCAACAGACGCAATAGTCGGCGTACGGGGTGATGCCCTGCTGCCATGACCACTTGATGGTGTCGTATTCTTCGGACCCGCACTTGGGGCATGTCTCGTGTTCATCGTGGTTCATAGCAGGGCCTCTTCAAAGACAGGTTGGGGTTGTTGCAGCTTGTGCAGCCGCTCCAGTTCTTTGCCGTCCACCCGCTCGAACGGGTTGGTCGGGTAGGGGTCCGTGTGCCGCCATGCGTGGTTCATTTCGTGCCCCTTGTCTCCAGCTCAATCAGCAGCTCGATGTAGTGCTTGGCCTTCTCCAGGTCGGCAATGCCGTTCTTGTTTCGCCACCGGGTGACGTACTTGATGACGTTACCCTCAAAGTATCCGATGCCGTTGGCGTGGACAAATTCCACAGGCTGTATGGCCATGTCTTTGTAATGGCTGCCCGCCACTTGAACCTCAAGGGCGTTGACCTCAGGCACTGGCAAAATCGCTGGCGGGTTCCAGGGGGCGTCTATGTAGAGCAAGTTATTGACGTCGGCTTCTGGCTCGTCGTACTGGATCACGCCGGCCTTGAGTGCATGCTCAATGAAGGTGTTGTGGTCAATGCCCAGCTTGTCTGCGATGGCCAGTTGTGATGCGCTGATGGTGACTTTGCGCCCGGACGGCGTGGAGGTCGTGATCAGTTGGTCCCACTCTTGAACCTGCTTGCGCAGCTTGTAGGTCATGGGCTTGGGGGCCTCGAACCGGGCGGCCACCTTGGCCACATCAGCGTTGGGGTGCTTGCGGAAATACTCTCGGATTTTGTCGGACTTGGTCATGCTTCTTCCTTTCTGGTTTGAACAACGGCGCGGGCTTTACCCTGCGCCACTACTTTTTGCACAGCGTCGTGCGCGCGCTCGATATCCATCACGGTGCAGTGCGCGAGCTGCTCTTCGTGCAGGTCCATCACGACCTTGAGGGCTTCCCACTCTTGGGCTTTCATGATGAATTGCATGCCTCGGGCCACGCCCCGCCGGGAGAGTTCCAGCAGCGCGTCTTGGCCTTGTTTGATCTCTTGCATCCAATCTTTGCCGTGGCCGTTCATGGCCAGGGCTTCGGTGATGTTGAACGCGCCGATGAGCATGTCCACGTCGGCCCGGGTGGCGGTGCCCAGTCGGATTTGCTCCAGCGCTGCGCGGTTCTTGAGCTGCACATTGAGGTACACGCCTGGCAGGTCGCGAACAGCGCGCATGCCGGAGAGCACGTACTCCATGGGGTTCAGGAGCACGGTGCGTGGTCGGTATTTGCTGCGCTTTTTCATTTGAAGCGATCTTCAAGGGCACCGGCCAGCATGAACACCAACAGGAGGCCCATCACGTAGACGGACTGGATGTGGGGCCAGATGGAGAACCGCTTTCCAAGCAATACGCGTTGGATGAGCACCTCATCGGGGCCCATCAGGTGGCGGTTCGTGGGCCGGTACTGAAGACCAATGAGCACCTTGCCGGTGTCGTGGTACTTGCCGCAAGCAGCGAGCTGTTTGTACACCTGCTGCTCTTTGGTTTCTCGTTTCTTTGCCATGGCAATCTTTCTACTTTCTGTTGGAGAGCTGTGATCTTACCTTATTTAGTTCACTTGTCAACTCCTCAACACGTTTTTCTGCATCCAGCCACATGTGTCGCCACATGCGCTGGTCCTCGAGCCGCGTAGCGGCCTCCTCCAAGAGCGGGCCGGTGTGCTCAAACGCCTCGGCCAGAAGCCTTAGTCTGTCGACAAGTCTCATGGTTGTACCTCGTCGGGGTCCTCGAAGAAGCTGTCGACGATGTTGTCTTCCCACAGCATGATTTGATCTTCGCTG